AACACGCTACCGTCAAGACTTCCGCACCTGTCACACGTCAATTCAGACAGTGCCGCAACAAAACGATACTGTTTTATGCCGATTTCCTCATATGCCATTCTCTGACCTTGGTTCATAAAATGAGCCGTTTCACTTCGTACAAGTGTTTCGGCTGATGTTCGTATTCCACCCGGTGCAGTATCTTTGACGTAATCAATCAGCTTGTCAGTCATACGGCTTACGCTGTGACCGCTGATTATACCGTCCTCAATCGTCTGTCCGACTGCCTGTATAAATCTGTCGTTATGTATCCACACTCTCTCGCTGTAGTTGTGACCGTGCCACGGCTCTCTTAATACCATATTAACCGCCTTTTGCGGTACAAGTGAAAAATCAATACCGCAGTTTAAACCTTGTGCGGTATCAAAAATATTCGTATAATACGCCGTCTTTACCGCACTGTCATACAGTTTCTTTTGCTCCTTTATAGCCTCGTTTGCAACGTGCCTAAAGTAAATATATACATTACGTTTCAGTCCCTCTAATCGGCTAATTCTCGCACCGTATGCCTGTGCATTTATGCGGTTTAGAATTTCCTTTTTGACTGTCTTGTCGTCTGTTTCGTCGTACAGTTCAAGCAGTTCTTCGTACTGTTTGTCGCTGTCGGCTATACTCATCAGCCGACGTGCCTCTTTTTCGGGTATATCGGTTGAAATATAGGCTTTAAACGTTTTCTCAATGTCATTGTTTACATTCTTGATTGCTCGCTCATATGCCTTAATTACACCGTCCTTAACGCTGTCCGCTTGCGATTGCAAATATGTTTCAACTTCAACGGCACGTTTTACCCAATATGCCTTACTCTTCATTGTAGTTTACTTTCCTTGCCGAACTTTCAGCGATACGCATATCCTCGGCGGACTTTTCCGCTTGCTCTCTGCGTGCGATTTCAACTTCTTCCTTTGCGTCTGTTATAAACGGCAGACGCTCTAATAATGTTTCGTCAGACGCAAGACCTTTGAGGTAATTAATCATCTGCGCTATTTCAAGTTCGTTTGCAGGCAAGTTATATGTAAATCCGATGTCAACCCTGTGCGACGGCACTTCTTTCATTGCGTTTAATGTCACTAAGAAATTGTTGTAAATCTCCAAACGTTTTCTCAACGTCTTAGCAAAATTACGTTCTTTGTTCTTGACGTGCTGTTCAAATCCCAACAGCTTATACTTTATCGCCACGCCCGACAAATTATTGCCGAAACTTTCGTCCGACAAATCAGGAACGTGTGACAAACGGTGTATATCGTCCTTGATGTCGTCACGCAACACCTTTGTATCAGCCTCGTTCAACACCTTTGATAGATACTCCGCCTTTGCATCACCGTCGCCCATTAAGATACGTTCTACCAATAATTTTTTTGCCTGTTCGGTGTCAAGGTCGCAATTACACAAAAATAACAGCGAATTAACGAATTGTTCCTTGTCATTAATTCGGTCTGACATCAACACATTGTATGCGTCAATCTGCGTTATAAGCTGTTCAAAATCGCCCTGCATTTCCGTATTATTTCTGTATTCGATAATAGGTACATCGAAAAAGTAATGCGGTTCAACATTTTGCAATGACAATGCCGTATAGCTGTCAAGACCTGTGTATGTATATATAAACGATTCATCATACACGCGACAAATACTGCCTGTGCAGTAGCCGTCAAGGTCGTATTTTTTGTAGTAATACACCGCAAACAACGGCTTTTCAAATGCCGACTGTGAGTAACATACAAATGTATGCTCCGGATCCAATCGTACACTTCTCGGCTTGCTTTTTTCGTCTGCATAAATCAGTTCATATGCTTTGCCGTAAATGCTCATATTCTTTACGATTTCACTGTCAACACTCGGCATATCCTGTTCCAAATATTCGTTTTTGATTGCCTCAATATCGTATTCGTCCGACACCGCATACGTTACAGGATTGCCGACAAGATAACTCTGCGTCATATCCGTTATGTACTTTGCGTGATTACACATTATGCGGTTGTTTGCCACGTTTTTACCTCTTTTTCTGCGGCTTAAAATGCGGTGGTCGCCCATATAGTAATCGTGCAATAATCGGTATCTCTGTCGCTCTCGCTCGTGCCGTTCAATCAATTTTGTTATGATGAACGGTGTCACACCGCCTGCGACTATATCTTCATCAATTATCATATTCCGTACTCCTCTCTTGAATAGATTTTAGCTTTCTTATCCTTGCGCCAACTCTCAACACCGTATCTCAACGCCGCCATTGCGTCATCAAATACATTGACAGGCTCGTCCGTATATTCGCCCGACTTTTCATCAACTCGCCAACGCCATTGCTGTATCTCTTTGATTACATTCACGCAAGACGGATGAATATGTATCTTTCTGCCTTTTAACCAGTCAATCTGCGATTGTATGCTGTTCGGATTTTTAACAACTGCCCTTGCGCGATAGCCTGCCTTTCGCCACATTTTTATACGGTCCGGCTCTGCACTGTCGCACCACATTGCAAGACTTTTGCTGAACTTCCCGTCAGCCTTTTGGATAATCTCTGTCGTGTCCA